GGTTTTGTTACCCTTTGCAAAACGGAGACGCTGAGTTTTTTGGCCTAACTTTACAAAACAACCTACTTAATGAAGCGAGGCATCTATGCGAAAACTGAAAGCGGCGCGGTAGCATGGGCAGACCTTGCAGGAAAGCTCGGCGTCTCAAGACAAACTATTTACAATTGGCGAAAGCTACCTGATGCGCCGACTTCACCCGACGTAGATCAATGGATCAATTGGGCCGCAGCCAATAAACCAGATTCAACTCATGGCGACCTCAACGAAGTTAAGCGACTCGTGGAGCTTGAGAAACTCAGGAAGCTAAAGCGGAACAATGAAGTCGAAGAGGCAGCAATCGCTTCCGTTCCTGACGTTGCAGCTTTTATGCAGAAAACCGCCGCAACCTACGATGCATTGCTGACGCAAAAGATTGATGTGGAGTTGCCGCCTTTGATTGTAGGCCAGCCGATTGCAGAGGTGCGAAAGATATGTGAGCGCATCCACGACGAAATAAGGGAGATCACAAATAAGGGCTTGCAAAACTGGTCACAAGGTAAAGTCTCGTCTTAATGAATGACGAGACTTTATCAAAAGAAGAAATCAAGCGGATAAAGAAAAATGCTGCACAGCTTGCATACTACCATCGCCACAAGCAGAAGGTGTTAGAATACCAGAAGCTGAAGCGTGCGACAGACCCTAAGTTTAAGGAAAGGCACAGGGTCTACTCTAAGGCATACACGCTAAGAAATCCCGAAAAGAGGAGGGGTAGCGTCAAAAAGTATTATGACGCCAATAGCTCCAAGTGCTGCGCGGCTAGCGTTAAGTCGATGAAGAAAGTCCGCGCCGCCAATGGCGATGCTGTCCGCTTAAAGCAGAAGCAATACTTTAAAAAAAACGCAACCAAATGGAAGGCGTATTTCCGTAGCTACACAAGAGGCTTTAGAAAGACAAAACAGGGCAAGGTGGCGTCAAAAATTAGAGGGAGAATATGGGCTTTAATTAAGTCCAACGGCATTACCACGAAAAGAACATACGTTGATTCATTTGGCATACTCAAATGGTTTGAGTGGCTGAAGTCCAAGGGAGTTGTTGATTGGACGCAGCCAGGTATTGACGTAGATCACGTTATTCCAATTTCAGCCTTCAACCTAAGTGACGAGGGCGTGATGCGCTACGCGAACAGATGGTGGAACTTATTGCCGATGGTGGCATTTGAAAACAGAAGCAAGGGCGCAAAGATTTGCCGCGCAACATACCAGAGAGCGCGCAAACTTGCCGCAGAATATATTTATGAAACCGGAGCAAGCACAAGTTATTGATCTGGCGTTTGCCCACCCGCTACGCGACACCCGCCCAATCTACGAGTGGGCTCGGTCAAACATTGCTGAGCTTCCGCACGCTTACGCGCTACGCGGTAGGTTCAATGTCGAGAATTCGCCGTGGCTAAAGGAGCCGTTTCATAGTTTGGCTGATAAAAGCGTTCGCCGCACAACGGTCTCGAAAGCCATTCAGTCGGGAGGGACGTTACTTGGCGAGCTTTGGCTGGTATGGGCTACGGTTAATAATTCCGGTCCGATGGCATATACCTGTCAGTCTCAGGACATGGTGGACATTGAGAGCAAGACGCGGCTTTTCCCGCTCATGGAAGCCTGCCCGCCCGTTGCTCGGCTATTGCCGCGCCAAGGCCCATATCGCACCGTGCAAGAGGTTTTCTTTCCGCACGGCTCTTTCCTTATTTTAAACTCGGCAACACCGTCAGCGCAGCAAAGCCAATCAATCAAGCTGCGCGTAAACGACGAAATATGGATGCCGCGCTGGGCGGACGTTTACATTGATGCCTGCGCTCGCGTAACCGCATTTGAGCAGCAAGGCACTTCGCACATTCTCGACGTTAGCCAAGGTGGATTTGACGGCGAGGAGTCGCAGGGTTGCTGGGCTACATGGAGTTTCCGCAACGGATCACAAGAAGAGTGGTCAATCACTTGCCCGCATTGCCACAAGTCACAGCGGCTTGCGTTTTCGTGTGAGCGCAAGGACAAGTCACGCGCTGGAGTTGTTTGGGCTAGTAACGCTCGTCGAGAGGATGGAACGTGGAATGAGTCAAGGGTTGCCGAGTCCGTAAGATGGGAGTGCGAGCATTGCGGTAAAGATATGCCAGATGATGACTCAACCCGGGCCGCATGGAAGCGGTCAGGGCATTACATTAAAACAAACCTAGACGCACCAAAAACATGGAGAAGTTTCCACTGGGAAGGACTTGTCGCGCACCCAATGGGCGCGCTTGCGATAGAGTGGGCGCAAGCTGAAAACCTTTTTAGCAAAATGGGCGATGAGTCGGCGCGAATAAAGTTTAAGCAAAAACGCCAAGCGTTGCCGTGGGTGCAGAAACGCAACGTGATTGAACTCGACGACCGCAAGCCCTCCGGCTACACCAGCCAAACCCACCGCGACGCACCGCTGCCTGGCGAGATCGCCCGCGTTATGACCTGCGACAAGCAGCAAGCCGGCTGGTGGGTGGAGATCGGCGCGTGGACGCCCGAGCCCACTTACCGCCAGCTCTACTTTGGCAAGGTCGAGACCCGCGATATGCTGCGCGAACTCCAGCGCATTTACGGCGTGAAGGACTACGCGGTCGGTCAGGATCGCGGCTACATGCCGAGCGAGGTGGACCGCGACTCCGTGGCGTTTGGTTGGTCCGGCATCCAAGGCGCAAAGACCAAGGGCAAGCGTTGGCCGATGCGCGCCCACGACGGCAGCATGATTCTCACGCCCATCTCCGACACCCTCTTCGCAACGGTCGGCAACGACCAGACCGCACCTTACATCGAGTTTGATGGCGAGTGGGCCAAGGACGTCCTCTCCGCCAGCCTCTCTGGTCGCGGCTTCCCCTACCTGCTCCCCGATGACCACAACCCGCTCTGGCCTGAGCAGGTGAAGAGCGAAGAAAAACGCGAGGTGCGTCCCGGTGTTTGGCATTGGATCGAGGTGAAGCAAAACAACAACCACGCTCTTGACACCGCCGCCATGCAGATCGCGGTTGCCTTGGCTCGTGGGATCTTGCGGAGCCCCGCGTGAGCCTACGAAAACATTCTCCGTGCTCCAAAAAATAGTTTGAAATAGATGTTGACGTTCGGAAAATAAAGCTCCAACTTAGTGTCACGATGAAAGAACAACTCCAATCCGCCAAGCTCGTCCGCGAAACCGAAAAAGCCATCCTCGTCGAAGTCCTCTTCGGTGACGAGTTCACCAAGCAACTCTGGTTCCCTAAGTCCGCCACGGAAGTCCGCGCCGACGGCAGCATCCATGCTGAAAGCTGGATCATCGACGCGAAGCAAAAGGAAGTCGGCAGCTATGCCCCCAACATCGCCACCGTCTTCGTCCCGACCGCCACCCCTGCGCCGGTCGCCGCCAAAAAGTCCAAGGCTCGCAAGTCCAGCTGGTAAAAAATCAACACTCTCACCCATGAAAAAATACGTCACCGTCTCCATCTCGAAATCCGGCAACAATCTCGCCGTGCATGAATGCACCGCGCCCAAATTTACCCGAGGCGGCGAAGGCCGCGAGGTCACGCAGGCAAAAGGCCCCGCGCTCCGCTCGGGCCAGTCGGCTCGGGAGCTTGAGGAGTGGGCCGAGGCCCAAGGCTACACGCTGGCCTTCGGCAAGAGTGGCCCCGATACGGTCTTCTACATGCGCGACACGCGGACAATCGACCGCGAAGGTCGGGAGGTGGCCGCTTGAGTTTCGCCGACCAGCTCCGCCCGCTCGTCGAAAAAGCGGGCGGGTCAACACCCCCCGCCGCGATCTGCGGTGTGACCCGCCAAACGGTCAACGGCTGGCTTCGTGGAAAGCTCCCCAACCTCGCCACGCAAGCCGGTGCCTTGGTTCTTTTACGCGCCGCGAAAACCAAACGGCCACGCCACACATCTAACGTTAAAGATGAGGTGCGACTATGACTGGCGCAGAGTGTGCGATAGCACAATCTGTGACAGGCATAGTCGGTGCCTCTATCGCCTTGTTAAGCTCAGTCTTCTTTTTTGGTGCCTCTGCTGGTTTCATGGCTTTATATATTCTAGCCAAGCGAGAAATACGCCGATTAAAAGCAAGACGGTTCCGATGACTAGGAGTAGTCGGAACTTTTTCCGACTAATCAGATCACAAGCCCACCCGCAACGGTGGGCTTTTTCGTGTCCACTTTTTACGCTCCCCAGCCTAGTGCGGGTTTAGGTTCCCGTGTTTTGTGTAGCTACCGCCAACCCTCCGAAGCGATGGGGCGCGGCTAGTCCCCATCCGGGGTTTCATCACAGCGCAGGCGGGGGCGCTGGCAATCGCCTCACCCCGCCACTTTTTACGATGCGAGCCATTGGTAATGGCTACCGTGTCCAATTTTTGCACCCAGTTTGCGACCCTCGACAACCGCATTGATGCGGCTGAGGGCGTGATCTACGGCGTCGCGGTCATAACCAAAGGCCCAGCCCTCGGTCACGGGATGTCAGTGGACGACACGACCCTCGCTGGCGTGGTTGCTCAAGCCAACACCTACGAGGGCGGCATGAAGGTGAAGCTCGACCACACCGACTCCGCCGGTGCCATCGTCGGTTACCTTCGCGGTTTTCGCATCGAGGGCGACGCCGTTCGAGCCGACCTGACCCTGCTCAAGTCTTCTCCTCACCGCGACTACGTGCTGGAGATCGCCTCGACCATTCCCGACACGTTCGGCCTCTCCATCTCATTTTCCGGTGCCGACGAAAAGATCGGCGACCACGTGTTTGCCCGATGCACGGAGATTTACTCCGCCGACATCGTGAGCGAACCCGCCGCAAACCCTTCCGGCCTATTTCAGGCCGGCGATACCCAACCCACCTCCCCCCTACAAATGACTCCCGAAGAGATCCAGGCAGCGATTGCTGCCGCCCTCGCTCCTTTGACCGAGAAAATCGCGGCCCTTGAAGCCGCTGCCACAGTCGATACGACTGCGGATGCCATCGAAATGTCCGAAGCCGACAAGGCCAAGGTCCAAGTTGCTGCCAAGGAAGCCGCGCTCTCCGTGCTGCGCGAGTTCTCGGCCAATCTGCCTGCTCCGGTTAAGTTCTCCGCTCCTGCGGTCGAGCCCACCGCCGAGAGCTTCGAGAGCATCGTCCGCGCCCTCAAGGCCGGCGGCACCAAGCACAACGACGCCGTGCGTAAGACTCAGGCCGAGAAGCCCGAGCTCTACGCCACCTATCTTTCCCGCGCCCAAAAGGGCGAGGTGATTCTGTTCTAACCCAAATCCATCCATCCCATGTCCACCCTATATTCAGGCAACGGCACGTTCGTCGCTAACACCACCGTTACCGCTTTCCGCGCCGTGGTGCTGTCCAGCAATGGCGGCATCACCCTCAACTCCGGCTCCACCAAGCCGGACGGTTTCGCTCTGACCGACGCCGCCTCTGGCGATTACGTTTCGGTCAAGTTCCTCCACAACCCCGGCACCCAGAAGGGCGCGCTCTCCGCTTCCCCGATCACCATCGGTGACGTGGTTTACGCCGCCAACGCTGGCAACGTTTCGCCCACCGGCACCGTCGCCATAGGCAAGTCTTTAACCACTTCTGCCGTTACCGGCACGGTGATCGAGTTCATCGCTAACACCCTCTAATAACTACCCATCATGTATTCAAATTCAAATGCCATTTACCGCGCCGAGTTGGCCGGTCACGTTTTCGAGACCGAAGGCTGGGAGAAGAACCTCATTGGCACGCTCGCGCTGCCCGTTGTCGAGGTTGCACTTCCCGAAGGTCAATATCCTAAGTTCCAGAAACAACAGGGCCAGCTGCTCAAGACCGAGGTTAAGGCCCGTGCGCCTTACTCCGGCTTTGCTCGCGGCACCTCGTCTTTTGTTCAGGACACCTACGCGTGTCTTGAATACGGTTATGAGCAAGCTGTTGATGACACCATCCGCCTCAAAAACGCCACGTTCTTTGATAGCGAGGTCATCGCCACCCGCCTTGCTCGCCGCAAGCTCCTCCTTGCTCACGAGCTGCGTGCTGCTGCAGTGCTGTTCAATGCCACTACCTTCACCAGCACCAACTCGGCCACCGCTTACACCACGGCCAACATCGCCACGTTCGATGTCGGCAATGACGTCGATGATGCCAAGGATCGTCTGATCAGCAAGGGCGAGACCGCGAACACCGTCGTCATCCCCTATCAGGTCGCCACCCGTCTCCGCGCTTCCACGAAATTCCAGAACCGCGCTCGCGGTGCAGGTGTTTCAAGCGATTCTATCCTAAACCTTGATGCGTCCGCCATGGCCGACGTGTTCGGTGTGGATCGCGTCCTCATCGGTCGCGCCGCTTATGATGGTGCCGGCGAAGGTATCGCGTTCTCCAGCTCCCTGATCTGGTCTAACAGCTACATCTGGGTGGGTAATGTCGGCACTAGCCTCCTTGATGGCGGCGCCGCCTACACCCTCAACTGGTCGCAGTATGGCACCGTCCTCAACGTCGAGACCTACCGTGACGAACCGATCAAGTCGGACATCGTTCGCGCCGCGCACTCGACCGCCGAAAAGGTTGTCAATTCCGCCGCCGGCGAAATTATTGCAACGCAGTATTCCTAAGCCATAAGCGCTTAGTTCTGAGCCCACCCTTTCACCGGGGTGGGCTTTTTTGGGCATGAGCGATTACTCACAGCACGGCGAGCAAGCAGTCATCGTTGCCCACTGCGGCGCACTTGGCGTGTTCCTCGACATCGGAGCTAACGACGGCGTGACGTTCTCCAACACCCGCGCCCTCGTCGATCTGGGCTGGCGAGGCGTCTACGTTGAGCCCGGGGCCGCAGCGTTCGCCAAGCTCAAGCAGAACCTCCCCAACGCCTGCGCCTATCAGGTCGCCGTGTCGGATCAGGACGGAGATGCAACGTTCCACGAGTCCGATGCCAACAGCCGGCATATGGTTTCGTCGCTAGTCGAGTCCGAGCGGCAGAAATGGAGCTGCTACACCTTTGCCGAGGTTCAGGTTGAGACCGTGACCGTCGCAAGCCTGCTCAAGCGCGCCGAACTTTCGCGGGTGGATTTTCTGAGCATCGACGCCGAAGGATTGGACCTCCTGATCTTCCGCCAATTCGATTTATCCGTTTTCGGCGTGCGGCTGGTTTGCGTGGAGCACAACGGCAGCGACATCGCTCCGTTCGATGCCCACGCCGCCAGCCACGGCATGAAGCGGATATTCAACAATGCGGCTAATTGTATCTACGCACGACTATGAGCGACTTCGACCTTACCCAACTAGAGACCGACATGGCGGCCATCTGCTCCACCACCTATTCCGGAGAAGCCTTCGTCGTCGGTGGCGTGACTTACTCTGGCGTGTTTGGCCAAACCGACCAGCAGTTCGGTTTTGAGATCGTCGGCAACCGCACCGATGCGACCGTCAGCCTGGCATTCAGCCGGGGCGTTTACACCCCCACGATCAACGCGCTGGTTTACCGCCCCTTCGACTCGACCACCTACCGCATCACCGACTTCA